AGCAGAGATAAAGCGTCCCATTCCTGGTCCAAAACATTCTCATTCATTGATTCATACACAGGCGTTTTGTCCTGTCAAAACGCTCTGATTCTCCTTCAATGTCATGTTTCTCGTTCCAACTCCCTCGCCAAACCAATTTCTGCGTAGGATAGCCAAATTCTGTCAAAAAATCTGCCTCTACAAAGCCAAGTCCCATATATTCTGCACGCTGCCCGGTATCTGCCCGATCTCCCTCGCGAAAGGTTGTAATGCTGTTGCGCCCCATTTTCTATGACTTGCAGTTACCCTGGTTGATTGTCGCAGATTTACCCGATATAATGACATAAATGCAGAGAAAGAGATGACCCCGGGCCATCTTTTATATTATGATGGTATCCGGGGTCCCCAAAAACATGGTTATTATATCAAAATATGAAGTGGAGTACAAGCAGAAAGAAGATATTTTTTGTAGACAGTAAAGAAGACTGTCGCTGTCCCTGCTGTGGTAGCGGGCTGAAATACCGTGACCAGAGGCTGCGCGTACATAAGGTGGCCGGGGGTAAAAAGGAGTGGTACCTGGTTAGACGCTTGAAATGTACCAATGATAAATGCCGGAAACTCCATAATGAACTGCCGGACTGTATATGCCCTTACAAACACTATGATGCAGGCCTGATAGAGGACGTGGTGGATGGTGTGGTCAGTGAGGAGGACAGGGAGACGGAGGACTATCCCTGCGAAGGGACAATGAAGCACTGGAGATGGTGGGCACGGATGAATGCGGCAAACATGGAGGGACAGATGAAGTCGGCGGCGCGCCGCTTCCTGGAACTGACGGATGCCTTTTTACGGGCCACGGATTCTTTGCTGGAGGGATTGAAGGAAAGGATAAGCCCCGGGTGGCTGAAGGCGGCCATGCGGATTATTTATAATGCAGGGGGGCGGATCGAACCATACCCGGCACCAGTATGAATGCACCTGCTTTTGTGTGCTGTCCCCGGGCTGCGGGTGTATGCTTGTCAGGAAAGGAGGGACAGGCATATGTCAGGAAAAGAAAGCGTCCCAAAGAAAGAAACAAGGGGCTGGCAGGATGAAGAAGCGCTGAGACGTTACCGGCTGATAGCACCGCTGCTGGATCCGGAGATGGATGAAGGGGAAAGGCGCCAGCTGCGGGAGGAGACAGCCCGTAAAGAAGGGATATCCCAAAGAAGCCTGTACCGGTATGAGAAAAAATACCGGGAAGAGGGTTTTGGCGGCCTGAGTCCCATGGGAAGGGAAAAGAGGCGGGACCAGAGGCTGCCTGAAAATTTCAATGAGATCATGGCAGAGGCGGTACAGCTGAAAAGGGAAGTGCCGAAGCGGAGTGTGCGTCAGATCATTAAAATACTGGAACTGGAAGGGTGGGCAGCCCCAGGGGAACTGAAACAGTCCACAATGCAGAGGCATCTGTATGACGCGGGTCTGGGTGTAAAGCAGATGAAGCGCTATGCGGAAAAACGGGAGCGTTCCAGCCGGAGGTTCTGCCGTCCGCACCGCATGGAGCTCCTGCAGGGGGATATTAAATACGGCCCGGACATCAGGACAACGGAAGGGGAACTGATAAAGACATACCTATCCTCCCTGATCGACGACCATTCCAGGTACATCGTACAGTCAGAGTTTTATGATAACCAGGGCCAGGAGATCGTGGAGGACACGTTCCACAAGGCAGTGCTGAAAGCGGGTAAGTTTGACTGCGCTTACCTGGACAGGGGGAGCCAGTACACGGCCGGGCACCTGCAGAAGGCATGCGCGAAACTTGGGATCCGCATCCTGCACGCAAAGCCCGGGGCCTGTGAATCGAAAGGGAAAATAGAAAAATTCCATCAGCGCGTGGACCAGTTCATTGCGGAGGTTCGTGTGGCCCATGTGCATTCGGTAGAGGAGCTGAACCGGAGATGGAAGGTGTTCCTGGAGCAGGAATACCAGAAGGAGGCCCATGAGGGGATCCGGGAGTATTATAAGTCTTACGGGGTGGAGGTTGCGGCATGCGGGATCACGCCGGAACAGGAATGGCTGCGTGACGAAAGGGGGCTGGTGTTCCTTGATGTGTCTGTTGTGGCGGAGGCGTTCCGCCACAGGGAGAAACGCAGAATAGACGGTGCCGGGTGTTTTTCCTTCAGGGGCAGGAAATACGAGGCGAGCACGGCGTTTGCGAACCTGGAGGTGGAAATCGCGTATGACCCGATGGACACGGACACGGTGACGGTATACTGCAGCGGCGCAGAGCCGGTGGCCGCACGCAGGATGGAGATCGGTGCGTATGCGGCGAAAAAGCCGGAAGTGCCGCTGGGGATGACAAAAGCCCGGCCGGAAAGCTCAAGGCTCCTGGACGCTCTTGAGAAAAAATACAAAGAGGATCATAGGCAGATGGCAGAGGCCCTGTCCTTTGGTGATTATGTGAAGGAGGCATCAGGCAATGTATGAGAAATTTTTTGGGATGGGGAACACGCCATTTACGAGGGATATCCCAGTGGACAGGCTGTATATGTCCCCCCGTATTGAGGACGCCCTGGGAAGGCTTGTGTACGCAGCGGACCGGCAGATGTTCGCGGTGGTGACGGCAAGCCCCGGCTGCGGCAAATCGACACTGGTGCGGATGTTCGAGGGGAGGCTGGGGAGGGAGAAATACCAGCTTTTGTACCTGTCGGATTCCAAGCTGACACCGAAATGGCTTTACGCGGGTCTGCTGGACCAGCTGGGCCTGGAAGCGCATTTTTACAGCGGGGTTTCCAAACGCATGCTGCAGAAGGAGATTGAGACGGTATGCACAGTGCAGAAAAAGAAGGTGGTCTGTGTACTGGATGAGGCACACCTTCTTGGGAAAGAGATGCTGGAGGAACTGAGGTTCCTGCTGAACTATAAGTTTGACTCCGAAAGCCCCATGTCCCTTGTGCTGGTAGGTCAGACAGAATTGTGGGATCAGAAGCTGCGGCTGCAGGCATATGCGGCAATCCGCCAGCGGATTGACATGAACATCGTGCTGGGGAGGCTTGACCGTGCGGAGACGGGGAAATACATTGCGGCCCACCTGGCGTACTCTGGGACACAGCAGGGAATCTTTACGGAGGGTGCGGAGACAGAAGTATATAAAATATCTACCGGCATTCCGAGGCTCATCAACCGGGTCTGTGAAAAGGCCCTGCTGTATGCCTGCCAGCAGCAGAAACGCCTGGTTGATGAACATATGGTACGTTTTGTGGCGGACCATGAAAGGCTTGTGGGAGGTGTGGAATGAGCAGAGCAGCGCTACCCATAGTGTTCCGGTGCGGCCTGCCTGGAAACAGCAGGGGATGGGAAGGTCGTGTGGAGGTGATCCGGCAGGGAAACAACATGGCAGAGCTTATCATTGCTGGCAGGGGGAGCCGGATGAATGCCGTGATAGGAAAATATTTAAGCGGCCAGTATATCTGTATTCCTGACCTTGATACAGGCTGTCCGCTGAGCAGGCTTACGGACACATTTTGGAACAGTGAGAGGCTTTCCGGCCGCATACCGGAAGTGGATGCCATAACCATAGCGTATGCCCTGGAAGCGGTATCGGAATACCTGGGAGGGGGTTGGATCTAACCGCACGGGATATCCAACTATGCGCAAAAAAGCTGTTAGGCGAAGTGTGTGGGTTGAAGGGACAATTCAATAAAAGGGAAGGAAAGGCAGGCCGTCCGGAGGAAACCGGGCGGCCTGCCTGCGAATTGTGTATGGCCTGGGCGCAATTTCCGACAAGGATACAAAATGCAGTATCCAGAGATGTCAGATAATTACTGGCCGCAGAATGGAGAAAGCTGTCTGGAAAGCTGCCGTAAACCGGGAGGTGAATAATTGTGTATACAATTGGACCAGTGACAGAATAACGGGTAGGTTTGCGACAGCGAACGAGGTCAAATCTGTGACATCTCATGAAGTTATTAACACCAATAGCATCCAGGCGGGTTTTCCGCAGGGCAACCGGGCCGGAAGGCTCTTTTGCCCGTGGCAGATATACACAGTTTCCCCAGCAGATGTTTGTGTACTTTATGCTCCGGATTTGCTTGCAATTATCGGCATTTAGAGCGAATATGTGTACTACCGAAAGGGAAAACAAAAAAAGAAAACGGAGGACACAGACCATGAAGATCAACGATGCAATGAGGATTTACAGACTGCCGAACCCCACCACGCCGGAAGATTTGGAGTGCAGATGGAGCAAGCTGCTGACCTTTGGCGACAGGGTGGTCATCGCCGGGTACTTTTTCAACGGCCCGAACAAGCCCTGCTACTTCGGGGCGGCTTACGAATTCCTGGGCGACGACCACACCTGCGAAGGAGCCATCGGACTCCGGGCGGCAAGCGGAGCCGAGTTCGAGGATGACGGCCACGCAATCGCCTGGGCGATGCAGCAGTAAACGAAAAACAGAGCATTACAAGAACGGAGCCGGAAGGCTCTGTATCTTGTACCGATAGATTGGGGCTTGCCATAGGCAGGCCAATTTTTATGCCATCTTCTGGAGGTGATGCCGATGGCGATGCGGAAGCTGAAAAAATACAGGCCAACAAAATTTAAGGCGAAGGACAGCCGCTATGATAAGGACGCCGCCGATTTTGCCGTGATGTTCATCGAGAGCCTCTGCCACACCAAGGGGACATGGGCAGGGAAGCCCTTTGAGCTGATTGACTGGCAGGAGCAGATCATCCGTGACATTTTCGGCACTCTGAAACCGAACGGCTACCGCCAGTTCAACACAGCATATGTTGAGATCCCGAAGAAGCAGGGCAAGTCGGAGCTTGCCGCCGCTGTGGCGCTGCTCCTTACCTGCGGGGACGGGGAGGAGCGGGCGGAGGTGTACGGGTGCGCCGCCGACCGGCAGCAGGCCACCATCGTCTTTGACGTGGCGGCGGACATGGTGCGGATGTGCCCTGCGCTGAATAAGCGGGTGAAGATACTCGCCTCGCAGAAGCGGATCATCTACACGCCCACCAATTCCTTCTACCAGGTGCTTTCGGCGGAGGCGTATTCCAAGCACGGCTTCAACATCCACGGCGTGGTATTCGACGAGCTGCACACGCAGCCGAACCGGAAGCTGCTTGACGTCATGACCAAGGGCTCCGGGGACGCCCGGATGCAGCCGCTGTATTTCCTCATCACCACGGCGGGGACGGACACCCATTCCATCTGCTACGAAACGCACCAGAAGGCGAAGGATATCCTGGAGGGCAGGAAGATCGACCCGACCTTCTATCCCGTCATCTACGGCGCGGATGAGGCGGACGACTGGACGGACCCGAAGGTGTGGAAGAAAGCCAATCCTTCGCTGAACATCACGGTGGGGATTGACAAGGTGGAGGCAGCCTGTGAGTCGGCAAAGCAGAATCCGGGGGAGGAGAACAGCTTCCGGCAGCTCCGCCTGAACCAGTGGGTGAAACAGGCGGTGCGGTGGATGCCCATGGATCGATGGGATGCCTGCGCCTTCCCCGTTTCCGAGGACGGCCTGGAAGGGCGTGTCTGCTACGGCGGGCTGGACTTGTCCTCCACCACGGACATCACGGCGTTCGTCCTGGTGTTCCCGCCGCTGGATGAGGAGGACAAATACTGCATCCTCCCATATTTCTGGGTGCCGGAGGAAACGCTGGAGCTGCGTGTCCGGCGAGACCATGTCCCTTACGATGTGTGGGAGCGGCAGGGGAAGCTGATGACCACGGAGGGGAACGTGGTGCATTA